TGTCCAAGAACATCCACTGCGAGGCGATCCAGGCAAGTGGATGTACGACATTCACAACATGGTCAACGCCAAACTGCGGAAACAAGCAGTGGAAGACCCGAACGTCGTTCATCCGGGTCCTGACCCTTCCTTTGAGGACATTCGTCGGCGGTATATGGCGATGAAACCCACCCAAGTACCGGGTCGTGATTTTCTGATGGCGATTGCGATGAACTACCCCGAAGAACCTGAACCCGAACAAATGGCGACACAACGAACCTTCCTTCACGCTCTTGCGAAGGTCTATCCGTTCAAGACCCTCCGCAAGGTGTTTCAACGGTATCTCCGAGACCATGAAGTTGACCTTGGAAATCAAAAAGTCTATCTCAAGTGGATGTATGGACTTTTGAAGGAGTTGTCCAAAGAAGCAGGTGTTGCAATTCGGTCATACAAGGGGTATGTTCAGCATGTAGCGTATTACAAGAGCGGTTGCTCCAAGAAGACGTACCGTGGAAAAACGTGCCGTATGTTAGCGGGAGGAGGACGCACAAAAGACCGCGATCACCGAAAGACACAGCGGATTACACGCGTCTCTTTGCTCTAGTCTTGCGTTGACTCTTGCGGCCACGGCGGGTCTTGTTACGACCACCTTGACGCTGAAGAAGTGCGTACATACCTAGTGGCATGTGTTCGATGAACAACTCAAACAATCTATTCTTTTCTACCTGATTGACTTGTACATTCATCTCGCGAAGAACATCCTGAATGCGTTGTGTGATTTGATAATCGCCCATAGGAGCGTCGACATTTGCTGCTGTTTCAATAATCCGCTGGTCTACCGGAGGATTGTTGTCAGCACCACCCCTACGTTTCATTTGTTAGTTCTCAATATTTAGTGCTTGCGGCTGCCCTTGCGCGTGGAGCGGCGAGTCTTGCCGGCACGACGACCGCCCTTGATAGGACCAGTCTCGCTCGACACGGGCATCGGGGACAGAGCACCACCCTTGTAGGTCTGCTTTGCCATCTTCAGGACTGCCTTGAAGGACTTGCCCTTGTGTGCCTTCATGGTCTTCTTCACGTGGGACAACCACTTATTACGCTTACCACCATCTTGAGACTCCATTTGTTTGTTCTAACGCAGAGAAACTTATTGGAGCGATGCGGGTTTTTCAATGAACCCCGTCCTACCCTTGGCGTAGAGATTCCACTGGCAACCATACGCGGTTGGTTGGAGAGGATTCTGGTTGACCACCTTCAGACCGACGTCGGGGGCGACCAACGAGATAAAGTCGCGATTGAAGTTCTTCAGTTCCTCGGGGTCGCGAGGCGAGGCTGCCTGCAAGTGAGTCAAGCGACGGAGGCTCATATCGTTCCACGACATGTTCAGTAGGGGTTCGAGAGAGGTTCCAGCGACATTTCCACCCGAGACCAAAATCAACTTGTTGGCAAGAACATCCAGCGGCGCAGAGTGGACGTTCTTCCAAGGACAGAGGTGACGACGCACGGTGGTCTGTAGGTGTTCAGTCACACGGTCAAACACAATCGTCTTGTCGGTGTGGAAGACCATCGAGAGAATGAACGGGTCCTTCGATGGGAAGGCGTCATTCACAATGTCGACGCAGACGCGCTCGAGGGGGACGTTGTCTTCTGCGAAATCATAACCATCGTTCAGTTGCTTCTTTGCGACAACCGGATGGTCCTGCTCATCTGAGTAGATATGAACTTCCAACAGACGGACACCACGGCGAAGCGCATCCGGAATGTCTTCAAAGACAGACCCTGCTACGTAATAATCGCACAGTCGTTTGCTTTGCAACATTGCTGGTTTCCCATTCGGGAAGAGTTCTTCATAGAGGAGATACCCCAAGAAAACCGTTAACACAAGGGCAATGACCCACTCCATTACTCTTTGGTAGACGATTCTATTTTCGGCATGCGGAACAACAGATTACGAAATGCGTTAATGACATCATCGGGAATCTTCTCGTCCATAGGTATCTCCGTTAAGCAGGCATAGTGGAAATACAGACAATACATACCACACTCGGAATCCTTGTATTGATGGCGTGTCTTGTTGTAGGTCAACTTCATAGGTTTGCTGTGAATACCCAGTTCGTCCCACTGACTCTTCCAACGTGTCATCAGTTTCTTGACCTCGGACTCTGGGGTGAGCGCATACGAATCGAAATAGGTCATGCGCGGATACTCCAATTCCGGTCGCACGTCGGCAAACACGCAGACCCAATGTTGACCCGGTCCATCGTGAGGGTCGGTGTTGATGACAATACCAAATCTCTGCTTTCCCTTCTTGTAGAGTTCACCAATCTTCATGTTGCAGAGCGCACTCACAAGGCATTGCTTGGTTTCATTCTGGAGGTCAAAGTCAATCGGAACTGTGCCAACGTAAAAGTAATCCGGGAACACTTCCATGTAGTTCTTCTCGATGGCATCAATGTCATCGGATGACAACCACTCGTAGCGATTCAACGCCCATTCCTTGGGTGCGCGCGGGCGGTTCATTAGCGACGCAACAATACACTCAGCGCGACCTGTCTTGCACTTGTCCTGGAGGCGACGCGTCAATGCATTCCACATCTGCTCGGTTGAACCTTCGGGGATTTTGGGTTCTTTCGGATGTTCCTTGTTGTAAACACGTCGTAGATTCGCAACTGCTTCTTCATCCAACCACGACATTCTTATTTGAAAACGAATACTTTTAAACAAGACAACATCCCAAGTAGAATGGACCAACTCAAGCCTGTCGTGTCTCGCTACCTCCAAGTCGTCAACCAACTCGATGTCACCAATGCCCGCGCTTCCCAACTTCGCGATGAGCGTCGAACGATTGAACTGGACCTCGCCGCTGTCTATCACCAGAACAACAACGCACTTCCTGATAAGATTGAACTGACGAACTCCCGCATGGTCTTCCAAATGAAGAAACCAGGTGATTGGAAAAAGGGATGGAACCTCACGAAGAAGCAACTGGAGATGTATCTTGAGGAAATCCTACCCGAGCACGGAAGGGATGTCTTCAATGAGATTGTGCGAAAACACGAAAATAAGTTAGTGGGGCAAGATTATCAGTTTGACCTCAAGTCCTTGCCGGAGGAGCATTAAACACGAGATGCACCTCGATGTATTTTTTGTCTACAATCCGGAACCGAACACTGGCACAGGGCGTATACACCTTGAAGAAGGGAGTGAATCGCTCTAAGTACGCTCTTTGCATGTAATCGATTGCAGCATTGCGGCACATATGTAGTTCCCGAAGACCTTGAATACCGATGGTAAGAATATGAAGATTGTACCTTTGTATGTCTGGATCTTGCTCGACTGCTTCTTTCAACATGTCGCGAATGTGTTCTAGATCAGGGATGTGATGGTCGAAGAAGTCATCAATGTATTTCTTGCGCTCCTTTTCTTGCGATTCGCGGTCATCGTAGACCTTCTTGCGGAGAGACGCGATGTAATCTGTAGTGATCTCCATTATAGTTTGAATGTGTTGTCCTTGTTGTTATTCGTTTTCAACTCTGCTTGCAGGTCTCGAACCATTCTTTGAAGTTCATTCAGTACATGCTGGGCATGTTGAATGTCCTTCTGTGGTTCAATCTGAAACTGAAGTCGCACCAGGTGGCGACAGAGGGATCCGTTCAGTTCTAGGGCATGCGAAGCAAGAGTATGAAAGTGTTTCACCATCAATGTGTGTCTTTACATAGAAAATTATAGTTAAACGGAAAAAACGAACTTACAATGAGTAGACCCATTGCAACTATGGACACTTACTTTCCCTACAATGCAAAGAACCGATTCTTTCACGAGAAGGATATTCATCGCATTCTTCATCGCCACGGACTCCCCCATTACAGAGTTCAGAACCCTCGGATTTTCCAAACAGCGATGGTACACACAACCTATGTCCGACGATTGGAATACACGACCCCCGATGGACGATTGGCGCAACTCGCACCATGTCCCTCTGGAGTGATGCCGCTGCAGAACGAGTCGTATGAGTGTTTGGAGTTTGAAGGCGATTCGGTGTTGGGTGTCTGTGTGGCAACGTATCTTCGGAAGCGATATCCCGAGAAGAAGCAGGGGTTCTTGACGGATGCCCGCAAGGAACTGGTGAACAACGAACGAATTGGTGAACTTTCCAAACACATTGGTCTCGATGCGTTCTATGTCATCTCGCGTCACAACGAAGAATCGCCGGCAATCGCAGGACGCACCAATGTCCAGAAACTTGGCGATATCTTTGAAGCGTTTCTGGGTGCGCTCTGGACGGATTGTGGGAACCGATTCCACATTGTCTACGCCTTTGTGG